CATTAGCTCATCACGGATTCGCTTCACGAACTCAGGACGCTCTTTCTCCATTTCCTCGTGGATCTTAGCACCCATTTCTTCGGCTTTAGCCTTGTACTGCTCGATGGCGTCCGTGATAGCTTTCTCACGCTTGGCAAATTCAGCATCAAAGGCACGGTTAGCGTTTGCGATCGCACGCTCCAGCATAATGTCAAATTTTGTTTCTTGTTTATCCAAGATTGCATTGGCTACTGCTGATACTCCACCACCATTCCCTCCTGATTTCACTTTATCATCAAAGGTAATGGTTAGATAAGCTCCCTGTCCATTGTTTGCCAAACAGTCATACTCGTAGGCAATGGCTTTCTTGTAAACGTCCACATTATGCTTATAGCTTTTCAGGTTAACTGTATCGCCCATGTGGACAGTTTGCCCATCAAGTTCATAGGCTTCAATCTTAATCGCATCTGTAGCCTTATCTATGTGTTCGTTAGTAAATTTAGCACTAGCCCACTTTGTCAACTCCTCAACGGTCTGAATGTTGTTATTTGTATAACTTCTTTCGTTGATATAAGGGTAAGCACCAATTAAGGGACTATCAACCGTTATAGCAATCGTTGTATCTTCCTTGGCACCCTCTGCCTTAAATGTAGACTTGGCGTGAATCCGAGTAACAACATTTTGTGAGTTTTTGGTTCGTTGATAGGATTTAAGGTTTTTGTGAGTAGAGATGATAACACCTCTGTCCTCTCCTCGATTTCGCTTGATTGAGATAGCGAAATTATCCCGAACCAACTCTCCTTCCCACGTTCCCACGATTGAGTGAGCGCCATCCATCAACACGCTGTAGAGTGTTTCTACTTCTTTCGTGTTGATGGTGCGCCTGTCCGTGATATCACTTGTAAATGAAAAATCGTTGATAGGAGACTTAGCAACCTGTACCAATTGAGAAAGAGCCTGCCAGCAACTTTGCTTGTTGACAGACAGAGGATTGATAGACCGCTGCATGACATCATCAGTGATATGATAAGCAGTGATTTCTAAATGATCATCATTCTCTACTGGCTTCTTGATACGGAACAGCTGAGGTCCAATCACAGGCGCTGGCGCCTTAATCAACATATCCTCACGGAAAAGCTGACAAATCTCAGAGTCCGTGATAGGGTAGCGAACAGTAAGGATGAAATCCCCGTTCATTTGCTCTTTTATGACTGCTGAAGTCGCTTCATGCAGTGGAATACCGTTCCATTTAACGTTACGAGTATCACTTTCAAGCAAATATAGCATTATGCCCACCCCCATACAGTTTCAATCGTCATGGAACTAATACCAGCACCTAAGACAATCCCAACATCTTGCTTCTTGATTGGGTCAATCGTGATAAAATCCCCTGTCCACTTAATTCTGGAACCTGTTCCGTCCAAGAAACTCGGGTTGTTAGGGTTATTTACCATGATGGCTCTTCCAGACAGTCTTTCTAAGCGAATGACCTGCCTATCCACTGTAAAACTAACTTCAGTCGTACTCTGGCCAGCTATGGTAATTGTCGGAAAAGCCAAAGCAGAGCCTTTGGTTCTTAAAGTGCCACTTCTTGAGAAGGTCTGATTGTCCGTAGCTTTAAAAAATTTTGTAGGATGACACTCAAATGTTACTTTGAGCGCATAATATCCTGCACGATTTCTAGTAGTCTCGGAAATTTTTACCTTGTAACACCACATCTTAGTGGTTTTGACACGTTCACTTTCAAGCCAAAAGTTTTCCCTGGCAAAGAGAGCCAGAAAACGGTTCAAGTCCTCTTCCTTTGGTTTTACTAAGTGAAGTGTGTAGGATTTTTCAACCATCCCTCTATGATGATTGGTTTGTAGGATTGCTCCGCTGATCCCATCATGCTCCCATAGTTTTGTCTTACTATTGGCAATCACGATGGATGGCGCTTCTTCTACAATGACATCAAAAGGAAAAGAGGAGGTTGCTACACCATCAATCACCAATTCATTATGTTTGATCATATAAGCCCTCCTCTAAGCTGTGTTTTCCGTTGCAGTTCATCCGCAATCTTTTGAGCGACAACATCAGCGATGCGATTGATATCCATCTCTTCACTGATGTTGTTTCCGCTAATGCTGACATTGATAACAGGAGACAGACCTCCCATTGTTTGAGCAATTCCACGACCGATAGCTCCCAAGGTGCGTTCGTTAAGTGGTAAGACAGCCTCGTTTCCAGCCTCTCCACCAACCATAAGGCTATTTCCGTTTGAACCAAAAACAGTCGGCTTGGTCAAGATACCACCCTTGGCATACCACTCTACGCCAATGCTTGGCAACCCGTTACTCAACCAGTCAACTGGGTTAAGAGAGCCTGTGATACTAAAGTGTGGTAGAGGGATGTGAGGCCATCTAAATTCAAAGTTAAAGAATCCCTTAATAGCTTCAATTGCACTACCGACTAAATCCCTAGCTCCGTTAATAGCATTGCCGATTGTATCTTTAATACCGTTCCAAATGCTACTTGCGGTTGATTGAATACTATTCCAGATATTGCTAATCGTATCTCTTATGCCGTTAAAGACACTTGAAGCTGAGCTTGAAATACCATCAAATATTCCTGAGAGAGTGGATTTGATGCCGTTCCAAACAGTTGAAGCAACCGTTGAGATGGTGTTCCAGATGTTAGACAATAGCTGCGCTATGCCATTAAAGATAGTCCCAATGACACTTGCAATCCCATTCCAAATTGTTTCTCCAACACTCTTGATGGTTTCCCAAGCGCCCGACCAGTCACCAGTAATGATCTGCATCACTGCCTTGATAATACCCAAAACAACGTTAATAGCTGTCTCAACTACCGTTTTAATCACTTCCCAAACTGTAGAGGTGATAATCTGAATATTATTCCACTCTCCCTCTATGAGAGGACCTATAACAGTCATAACAGCGCTGATGATTGCGGAAATGCCAGTCCAGACTGCGTCCGTAATAGAACGGATTAGTTCTTGGTTTTCAGTCCACCAAGTTACAACCGTTCCAAAAATACTCATGATGAAATTTGAAATTTCACCTACAACAGTATTGATGACAGATGAAATAGCCTCCCACACAACTGTGACGGTGTTACGAAATCCTTCATTCGTTTCCCATAAGTATTTTAAAATGACAACGACTGCTGCCACTGCGGCCGCTATTGCAGCTGCTGTCCCAATGATTGGTAAGGCGGCGGCAATCATGCCTCCTATTGAAAGTTCAAGAGCTGTTGCAGCTGCTTGTAAAGTTAGGAATATCGGTGCTATAACTCCTACAGCAGTAACAACTGTCCCTAAAATGACAACAAATTCTTTAATCGGGCCAGGCAAAGTACCAAACCAATCTGCTACACCTTTTATGATGTTTCCTAAAGCTTGAAAAACAGGAATCAACATTTCCAAAAGAGGTTGACCTAATGCAGCCAAGGCATTAGTTCCAGATTGTTTTAGATTCCCCATGACGTTTTCTAAGCCGTCAGATTCTCTTGCAGCTTGACCAAGTGCCCCAGAAAGTTCATTCCCGTCTTCAACCATTTGAAGCAAAGTTAATTGCTTTTGCGCTTCGCTCAAATCCTTGAATGACTTGCCGTACAGTTTATTTGCTGCCGCATTACGAGTTGTTTCTGTTGCAGATATCCCCAAAGCCGCATCGTTGGCAAAATTTCCTTTAAGAAATGATTGAAGGCTCTCAGTAACACTTTCAATAGATTTGTCGTAAAAAGCAGCACCATCTGCGGCTGCCTTAGTTGCCCTAGTAGATAAATCTAAGGCTTGAGCTGTATCTAGACCAGATGTTTTTGCAAAGGAGGCCATTTGGGTGAAACTTCCTTGTAATCGTTCTGGTACAATAGACATTTCTTTCCCAATATTATTAAGAGCCTCTCTAGCTTGACCTTCCATATCCCCAAAAACTGTACTAAATTGGGCATTACTTGCTTGCATTGAAGCAGCGGCTTCAATAGCTTCTTTCCCAACGTCAACAAGTTTTTCTGAAATATCACCCAATTTCTCACTAAACTGTTGGAGCAATTCAGCTCTTGCAGCTTTAGCTATCTCACCCAAGCTTTCTTGTGCGCTATCTGCTACAGACTTAGTCCCCTTCATCTCATCGTTAAGATGGTTAAAAGCAGTCTTAGCTTGATTCAGCTCCGCTTCCATCTTGTTAGCTTCGGCTGAGTTTTCACCATATTCTTTTTTAGTGATTTCTAACTGCTTCTCAAGGTTTTCAATTTGACGAGCGACAATTTCGGACTGTGCACCAATCTTCTTTTCAGCCAATGCCAACTTGTCAGCTTCACTAGCGTTGGCACCCATCTGGCTTTCTTGCAGTTTAAATGAACTAACTACTTTTTCAGATTCACTGGCAAGTAGTTTTTGCTCATTCTGCAATTCTTTCAGTTGGGTTTGGTTGTTCTTGGTTGCATTCCCATTACCCTCAAGAGCCTGATTGACACTAGCTAGTTTTCCCTCGTATCCTTTTAGGACATTTTGAGTCACTTCTACTTCACGCTGGAAAGCACGATACTGATCTGCGCCAATATCTCCTTTTTTAAACTGCTCCTCAACTTGAGATTGAGCTTGTCTTAAGGTTTCTAGTTTTTCCCGAGTGGTTCCAACTTGCTTCTGTAAGACTTCTTGCTTTTGGGTTAGTAAGGTAACATTCCCAGTATCAAACTTTAAAGCATTATCAATTTGTTTCAGCTCTTTTGTTGCGTTAGCAGACTCTTGATTGACACCTTTTAACGCTTTCTGCAAGGGCTGGGTATCGCCGTCGATTTCAATTTTTATCCCTTTGATATTTCCTGCCATATTTCCTCCTTTCTTTTAAAATAAGGAGCGCTGAGAGGTTTTCTATGACCAGAATACTAGTCAACTCAAGGAACTTGTCCTTACAATCGCTCTCTCAGCACTCGCTTTTTCTCTAAAACGCATCAAAATCAGCTTGAGTAGCCTTCCGACTACCCGTTTTATTTTCGCTACGCAAATTGACATAATCTGTCTGATAATCTAAAGCCATTCCAATAGAAATGTGCTTAAGATCATCGATAGATAAGCCAGTTTCCTTGCAACAAGATAGATAGGATTCTACCGTGAAGGCTTCTTCGCTTGCTGTTTCTGATGTGTCTGTTTCTTTTTTGTTTGCAGTACCGTATTCAACATTTCCATCATTAGCGGACAAACTTCGTCAAGAGGAAACTCTTCCATTTCCATAAAGAAATCATCAAACGGTTTAATTTTAGGATTGCCAGATTTAGCAAATACCCAAAATAGACGATAGAAAAAGGTAATGTCAAAATCTTCTAAAAGAGATAGATCGACGCTTTCCGCTACCAAATCATTACCTTTTTCTAATTGGTTCAATTGAGCTACCAATTGCTTATTTTTCAAAAGCCCAAGAAGGTCCTTGAAAAAATCCTGCCCAAACTCGTTCTTGTAAGCGATTGGAGTATAGGCATTTGTTGCAAGCTCATAGCGCTTGTTGCTGATTTTAATACTTCGACGCATTCTTTACTCCTTATCCTAAAGATGTTGGTTCGTAAACGCTAGTAAACCAAGCGTCATACACTTCTTTTTTGTCAGCTGACGTAATAGAACGTTTCACGACGCTATCAAGCGGACGTGGTGAACCCTTAAAGCTAAGTTCGCGTTCATTGACAGTTGTTCCACTCTTAGTACCAGAGCCGTTTGATGGACGACTAGCAGAGCAGTAGTAGATAACGTAACGAGTCTTATTTTTATCTCCTGAAAATTCAAACATAATTGCAAACGGTTTAGTGGAAGCATCGCCTTTTTCAGTCAATACTCCTGTTTGTTCGTCCTTGATTTCTCCTAGGATTTTCGTCGCAAACTCTTCCGTGATATGCGGTACTTTCAATTTTCCTTCATACCCTTCATTTGAGTTCATGAAGTGGTAGTCCACGTCGTCTGCTTGGATTGCTTTCGATTCTCCTTTTGGCTCTAACTCCAAGTTCATAGCTCCAGGGAAACGGAAAATTTGCCCGTAGCTAATGACTTTTGTCTCACTGTTGATACTTTCGATTGGTGCGATATGCACGTTTTTCAATCCATAGGTTACTGTATTTTCTGTTTTTGTCATCTTCTTCTCCTTTAGTACAAATAAACAGTATAAGGCTTGACAGATAGCCTTTCTGTTGGGATATAGCTTTCTTCTGATACCTCAAAAACAAGTTGATGTTTAGACAACAACTCTTCCAAGGATTCTTCCAAATCTTCGTCTTTACGTTCAAAGATAAGCTCTACAGTCACAGATTTAATCTGGTATTTCTGTTCGTCGTCTGCTCTCTTGATATCTGGATGTGATTCAAAGTAGATAAGGTAAGGTGTTTGAGGAACGTGTCCATTTTCAAACGCACGATAGGCTATAGGTAGATTCGCTTGACTTAGAATATCGACAAGGTCAGATAATTTCATTTTTGGATAGCCTCCTTTACTTTCCGTTCAAAGGAATTGATTAGCTTTTCTTCTACAGGTTTGATGTGAGGGATAGCACGACTGCGTCCTCCATTTCTTAAGACATGGTCATTTTCAAGCAGGTGTGTCAATTGGTAGCTTGTAGCATTATGGATTACGTATGAGCCTTTGGCGTTTTTCTTGAGGCGCCATCCTCTCGCATACTTCCCTTTATTCTTTGGACTTGTCGTCTTCAAAGTCGCAACAGCTTCATCACCTAACTCTTGCGCAATAGCGTCAATCTCATCTTCTAACTCACTAGAATACTCACTCAGTGCTTTAGCGATTTCTGCTGAAAGGTCACCTGTTACACTCATGGCAATTCCTCCATCAAGGTCAGCTCCAGAATCTCTAAGCCAATCGGAAATGTTTTGAGAATACGATACCGTTTCCCATTAAATTCCGCCTCTTCCTCGTTGTTATATTCAAAGCTATGAATATCAAGGATGAGGCTTGGTCTAAGTCCAACCTGACTAGCCTGATAAAATTCAGAACGAGTTATGGAACGCTTACGACACAAAATAGTCAATCGCTTTTCCTCAAATAGAGGTTGGTGCAATTTATCTAATCCTGTTTTGACCCTTGAGATCAATGTAATCTCATTGTTCCATGCCATGACTTACCTCAATTTCAAATTATGCAATCGCCATAAAAGGTGGCGTGGCATATCCACCCCACCCTCATAGCGAAAGGCTGCAAAATCAACTACAAACATTTGGTGTTCAGCGTTTTCTAATTCAAGCGAAACTCCCAAATTATCTTCCAGTTCAGTTATGACAGCTTCGATGATTTTATTCAAAGGCTTATCACGTAGCTTTGTTGCTATACCCAATTTTAGTTTTAGTAATTCTAGTAATTGAGCATTGTCCATAACTACTCCTCATCTTCCTCTTCGGGTTCTTGAGGTTCTGCTTCTCCTTCGGAAATATCGTCATCATCGATTTTAGTCAAGAAAATAGATCCTGCGCTATTTGACCCATCTAACAACTCTTGAATGAAGGTCTTATTGCTCCTATATCCTTTTCGGGGATAAATATCCCCGATTTGATATTCATATTGTTGAGGGTCTCTCAAATCCTTAAAAGGACGGATTACTTGATAAGCCATCAGCTACCTCCTTACCCTGCAGCGTCAGTGTAAGTTACATAGAAGCCTGCTGCTTCATCCACTTTCTTAACATCGAAACGGTTTGCAGTTCCTAAGTATTGACCGTAGATTTTATCATCTTGCCATTTGACAGTTGTCTGCGCACGGTCAAACAATGTCGCAAACTCTCCAACATCACCGATAAAGGCTTTCATTTCACCTTTGGCATCCCCAATAATATCATCAGGATAAACATCGATTACACGACCAGCGAACTTGTAGCCAGTTGGAGATGTGATATCTGTTTGAAGCATGTAGCGACCGTCCTTGTCCTTGATTTTATCAAGAGCGGCAAACATAGATTGGGTACATACAATAGTTGCATCGTAGTACGGTTTCAATTCCACGTTGAGAATATCTTTCAAGCCGTCCAAACCAGCTGCGCTTTTAGCTGTAGCGGTCTTGAGTACCTTAGCAATTTCTTTGTTCTTGGTAATACGTTCTTGGTTCTTAGCTTGTTTAGCAACCAATCCCATCACATCGTAGTCAGCATCATCAATCAATTCTTGAGACACTGGCAAATGTCCACGACGTGTCTTGATTTCATAGTTCACTTTTGTGAAAGTTGGTTTAGCCAATTCAGGGTTTTCTTCCAACTCTTCAACGGTGTTCATTGTTTGGTCAGTCAATTTAACAACTGCCCATTTACCGCTTGCGTTCTTGACATTAACGATGTTGACCAATGAAGTCAAATCTGTCTTGTCTTGTTTCGCTTCTTTAGGTGTCATCAATTCAACAGGAATGATTGCTTCCCCTTCAGCAGATTTGAGACCATCAGCACGCACTTCTTTTGTTCGAAGGTAGTGGTTAAATGCTTCACGTTGTTCCAATTTCTGTCCTCCACGCTTTTCTTTACTTGGGTAAGTTGGTGCTTTACGATTTTGCTCCTCGATTTGTTTTTCCAACTCATCGATTTCTTTTTCCAACTGCGCTTTTTCAGCTTCTTTTTCTTCAATTTCCTTTTGAAGATCATCCACAGTCTTTTCAACTGCTGAAACTTCTTCATCAGTTTCAGCACGATCCAACTTTTCTAACTCAACAACCGAACGTTTGTTCAATTCTTCGATAGTTTCTTCCAACTCAACTACCTTAGTTGCTTTTGCTCGCATACGAGCACCAAAGATTAATGCCTTATTCATAGCTTAAATTTCTCCTTAATTTCTTTCTTGCGCTTGTCTAGCGCTTCACGATTCGCACGGCTCTGACTTTCAAAGTCTTTTTGTCGTGCAGCAATTTCCGTTTGTGGATAGGCTGGGAAAGTACATGGGCTCACTTCAAAGATTTCTAGTTCTAAGACAGTGTCCAGATACGAACCATCTTCACGTTCCTCTGTTTCGATTTTTATCGGGATAAAGCCAAAGCTACATCCGATAACATCTCCACGCTTAACACGGGCATAGGCTCCAACAGCTTGAGGATCATCCTTGTTAATGATGATGTCTCCAAAAAGACCAACATCATCAACACCCAGTGTCAGAGTTCCGTTACCTGTTCGACCGAGAACAAGACTATCATCGTGGTTAAATAAAGCTCTGATATCAGCGTCTTTGATAGCTTTCTCAACTCCAGCACGCTTGATAACTTCACAGTAGCCTGGCCACAATTCCGTCTCCTCGTCAAACTTGATAAAGTAGCCACTCAAAATCAAATCACCAGAGTCTTCTTCTCTCGTTTGAAATTGAGTGGCACGATAACTATTCCGTTTCTGCATTCTCTTCCTCACCTCCTTTCAATTTATTTTGATCTCCTATCTTCTCTTGAGGGATAAAGTTCTCAAGGACAATCAACTCTTCCATCTCAGGATCAGGAGCCATACCAAGCCAATCTCTCCACTCATTACGACGCATTGCAGTACTGTTTGTCATTTGACGTGCAACCTCAGACAACTCTGTAATGTTGTAAGAGAAGAGTGAGCGAGGATTTAGCTTGAAGTAACGATTACTAGACAAAAGTAAGTCTCTGGTTAGTGTTTGAGTAATAGTGGTAGCGATACTCATGACAGTCGTATTTACAAAGTTGTTATACTCTGTCTTGTTGAACTCTCCCACGCCCAAAATAAAAGCAGGTACTCCTAATAGACCTGCAACTGTTCTTTTATCTAATTCCACAGACTCGTTTAAAGCGATGTCCGTTAGACTAAGCGGCTTTACCTGTTGAATGTCCAGCAATGCCTCTGGAACAATCCATGGAGCGCCGACCCTGCTAGTACTTAAATACTTCTCAGCGATACGCTCACGCCCTTGCTCCGAGTCTAGTTCAGCACTAGACGAGTCAACCTTGACGATAAGACTAGGAATGTTCTTACCGTTCATGAAGCTTTTTTTAGTCTTAGTAGCCATGTTCAAACTTTGAACCACATCTGTCAACGTCACCCTAAAACCAGTACCAATGTATGGAATATCTGGATCTGGATTGATGACAAAGTGGACTACTTCATCAGGGGAATACTCTTCACCCCTAAATGAGATTACATAGGAATCCTTATCGGTTTGGAACGAAACTTCTCTCATCGGAAATGGTCTTAGATTAGAAATATAATCCGTAACAGGCTCATATTCCACATGTAGGACAGAATTCCCATCTCCATATAAAAGCAAATCACGCACAATCTTGAAAATCCATGACTTCCTTGTCATGTGTTCACATGGATTGATGTCAATCTTTCTAGCCAGTCCGTCACGAATTCTGATATCACCTTTATCTGTATTCTCCATCAGGTGGATAGTCATATTAGAGACCAAATCAGCAATCTTATTAACCGCTGTCACCACATCTGGATTTCTGGCCAAAGGTACATACGAATCCATCAGGTTTGACAACCCTAAATCTGAATGACTCAGCATGTTGATTGGTTTACTTGGCTTGTTTCGTTTCCAAATCTTTTCAAAAATACCCATGTTTCCTCACCTCCTTTCTAGCGAAAAGTATTTTGAAGAAGTGAATCAAAGTGTTTGTTTCTTACGATATTCTGACTGATATCAACTATTTGTTTATCCCAGTTAACTGTTTCAGCCCTCAAATCTTTCGTATAGCTTTGACGAACGACTACTTCTTCCCCGTTTAAAATTACTTTAACTCGCCCTTTATTAATTAGCACATTAATCTCATGTTCTGATAAAACTATTTCATTCATAAGTCACCTAATCAAAGAATCTCATCACATCGCCACCCTTACCAAGATTAGCAAGAGCCTGAATACAAGCAAAGACGCTGGCATCAAACAAGTCAATCCTTGCAGTACCACCGTCTCCGTCTAATTTTTCATATTGCACAGCGTCATCCACCTTTTCAATCGCTCTAACGTTGCTCACACAATATTCATAAGCGTCAGAGTGAAGATAGTAAAATTCCTTATTCTTTACTTTGAACTCAATCCGCCTGAACCCTTCGGATTTCAGATAGAACAACTGAGGTTGGTCAATCATCTTGAACTTAGCCTTTTTCATCTTAGCCAAAAACTCACGACCAAACTTTCTATCCATTCCCACAGCTTGGATTTTAAATCCACGCTCACGCATACTGATGAACCATTTGACGATATCGTCATAGAGAACTGTAGGAGTGTTGCTCATCGTCAACCAACCATCAGACTGCCAGCCAAAAAGTGGAATTCCATCATCGTTAGCCTTCTTCTGAGCATTAATCCGAGGAAAGAAAGCGTGTGTGATACAGATATCAACATCTTTCTCACCATCATTATAGACACCGTAGAGAGCAGCAGCTGTTAAGTCATGCAATCTTGACAAGTCTGCACCGCCATACCAACGAATCGGCAAGCGTGCCAGCTCTTCTAAACTCCAATCGTAGCAACTATCCGACGCAATAAACTCATCAGGATTGAAATAAGCATTCATAGAGTTTGTAAAGATATTCAAGGTCTTATTGAAAAACTCGTTTCGAGTCTGAGGATCATTCATAGCCTGCTCTGCTTCTTCCTTGAGAGCCTTGAGCGAAACAGTGACACCCCACGACGGATTAGCCATCTTGAGGATGTTCTCGTCCAGATAATCCACTACATCACCATCAGCAGATTGATTAGCCTTGCAGATGAAGATAAAGAATGAATCATCAGTAACTAATTGCTTAAGCACCTTTTGACAGTATTTCAGACGGTTAGCAAGGAACCCAGTAGGAATATCACCGGCCGTAGAGATAACAAAAAGCATACTGTTTCGGTATGCTGACATTGTTTTTTTCATAAGACCATGCTTCTTACTGTTTCGCATAGTATGAGCTTCGTCCAAGATGATAACATTCCCGTTCAGAGAGTCCAAACGACTCTCATCATTCGCTAGAGCTTGGATAAAGAAAGAACCCTCATCACCAAAATTAGCAGTGATGGAATGTTCTTGGTTATTATCCTTGATACGAATATTCTTGTCATTCCAACGCTCAACATTGAACCTTAAAAAACCAAAAGCTTCCATCGCTTGCTTGACTGAGTTAGCAACGATGTAGCATTTTGAACCGCTATCCGTGTCTAATACCTGATAAGCAAGTGCGATTGCAGCAGTAAACGAGGTCTTCCCATTCTTCCGAGCAAGCATAATAAGCGCTTCTTTGAACCTGCGCTCGTTTGACCCTTTGTAGTAAAATCCAAATAGATTAACAACCACAAAGTGTTGCCAGGGTTGCAAGAGTAATGGCTTGTTACGGATAGACACCGCAAACATATCATCGCCCTGTTGGTGAACTATTACGTTCTCGATAAAGTGAATAACAAAATCCACCATATCCTCATCCATCTCAAACGCTGGATTTTCTAAATCACGGAAAAAACGTTCAGCAGCAAGAATGTTCTCCTCGCAATGTTCTTCTTGATGAGTTAAGACGTGTTGAGCGTATTCTTTCGCTTTATCAAGATTACCCATTTCCGCTTACTCTTTTCTTCTTGATTTCATTCTTGAACTTCAAGACTTCCGCTAAAGGTGACTCTCCTTCTTGTTCAACCACCTCACCGAGAGATTTCGGATTCATCATCAACTGATTAGAGTAGCTGAGAATGTCTTTCCTCAAAATTTCCATAGCTGTCAAGATTGGAACTTTGCGCTCATTCTCGGCACCAGCCTTATTGACGTAGGTATCTGTTACTGGATAACCCATGTCAGCATAATCTTGAGCAAGTTTCTGATACTGATATAGCATACCTGCAAAGATGTCAATGATCATTTCAAACTCTTTACGATAAGTGCCCAAGTCTTTCATCTGCTTGACCACTTTTGACTTAATCGACTTCGCTGTAATTGGTTTAGCCAAAAACTACCTCCTTCCGTCAAAATCGCTTAGTTTTTACCCCCTTTTTATTTGAAGGCCCCCGACTTGGAAAAAGTTCCCTTCACCGGTTCCCAGAGGCTTCGAAAAAAATTTTTTGAAGTGGGGGGGATAAAAAATTTTTTTCATTTTTCATTTTTGTTTTTGAAAAAATTTAAAAATTCTTTTTTTCTCTTCTTCTGCCAATAAATTCCATTTCCGATTATCTTATCGTTGTTGCGGTCATGAAACGTATTATGTTTGCGGTTCGTCAGTGGCAAACAATTCCAAGATACATATTCCAACTCTGGATACTCAGACACTGGATAAATATGATGAACCATTTCAGCTGGAACTGACTGCCCATATCTTAGACTTTCTTGGCAAAGGTAATCGTGTTGTCTCATGACCTTGTCACGGAACTTGTTCCACTTCCTTGTCTTCAAGCTCTGTCTGACTGGTTTGTTGTACATGATATATACTCCTTTGCAAAACAAAAGGACAGGCTCTTGACCTATCCCATCTCATACAAGAAATCTATGCTACCATAATAAACCTTTTTTTGTGAGACTTCAAGATGTCTTTTGTCTCATCTTTTGTCTACAAAATCATATACGAGAGCTCCAATAAATACTAAGGGCAGAAATAGAAAAATCAATCCATGCTTAAATATTTTCCCTATATCTTCTTTTGTCCAATCAAAAACAATTTTCAAAAACATCAATGCGATAAAATAACAAACCAAATATCCTATGAGTAACATATTCCTCTCCTCCAACTATACCAATTTTATCCCTCACTTTCACATATCTTATATTTTGTTAAACTCACTCTAAATCTCAAACCCTTACTAAGCATGGGTTTTAAAGAGTTTCATTTCTTCAGTTTATGCTTAACTCATTATGTGAAAGTAATATCTAAAAAATTAAATGACAAAGTTCCGTAAAGCATCATCAAGCTCTGCTTGTTCTATTCCTATGTATCTCAAGGTTATTGCAGGTGATGAGTGATTGAACATTTTCTGTAATGTCCCTACGTCCTTTGTCTTGTTGTAATATTTATAGCCGAATGTCTTGCGCATTGTATGCGTGCCAACATTATCAATGCCTAGTTCTTCAGCTGCTTCATGTATAATTTGATAGGCTCGCTCACGAGTGATCGCTTTATTCTGACCTTGCCTACTCTTGAATAAGAAATGATGAAATGGTTTGCCTTCGATATATCTCCTCATTTCTTTCTTGAGCTCTTTTGTCATCCGTCTTGTTATCTGCTTGCCAGTCTTCCGTTCTCTCAGTTTGATGTGCCAACCTTGAACATCTTTAACTTTCAAGGTAAGTATATCTCCGACTCGCAAGCCAGTATTCAGGCCTGTAATGAATAGCATATAATACATCTCATTCCACTCTCTGAGATAATCCTTCATTGCCTGAATATCATCATTATCTTTTATCGGTGATACAAATTCCATGTTTTACCTCCTTTCCTAAAACAAAAAGCCAGCATTTGCTGACTCTTGACGATACTTCTGTTGGACAACTTGTTTGAATAGAATTAAGGATGACTCCTCAAGTGTGATGTGTGTTTTTGTTTCAGAAGTTCATGCTATCATAATAAACTGTTTTTTATGAGAGTTCAAGAGGTGTTTTGTCTCATTCTTATTTACAACTCACCTTTCAAGATAGCGTATTGTTCTAAGATAATCCTTCTACGACGATAGATGGTAGCTCTGCTCATGAATTTCTGTTCTGCGATTTCTTCCCATCTCAGTTGAGGATATCTCCAGCGTAGATTAAAGATTTCCTTATCTTCATCAACTAGGTTACTCAGGAGTTTGTTAATAATAGCTTTGAACCCTTCGAGAAATTTTAAGGTTGGATCATCTGCGATTCTGATTGCGATAGTTTCAGTAGGTTTACTTATTCCTACGCTAGGACCGTTTTGAGCATCTGGGTTTCGAGTTTCTAATTCTAGTCTTCTCAAATCTATTGTGCGCTGAACATTTTGGAATTTAAAAAGTTCTCTATCTAATGTTTTGAGGTCTTCGTCGCTTAATTTCTTCAATTCCTACCCCCTCGATATCTTCGTGACTGCTTCCACTTGATAATCTTACCTTCGTTATTGTTGTTGAAATAATCCGGCAATCTTGCCGTTGAGCTCTCTTTATAGACCACTTTTTCAACGACCTGGACTCCAGGCATCATTTCATCATCTATCCATCCAACTAACCAAGCAGGATTCACGTCATATGTTTTAGCAATCATTTCGATTTGCTTAATCGACGGATATCCACCTCGTTCATACAAATGAATTGTATTTTGTGAAACACCCGTTTCTTTTGCCATCTGTCCTACAGAGAGACATAGGTCCTCTCTAAGTTCTTTCAATCTTAGCTGCATCTTGCTCTCCATTTCCTAGTATTAGCCTTTATGAACTCAGCCTGCTCTTGCATCTGCTTCCATTCGTAATCCATGATAATTTCAAGTTGATTATTACAAAGGGCTTTTAAGAAATCATTTTGAGCTTCTAATTTCTCAATATCCTTATAGGCTCTGTTATACAGTTCATCTTCCAGAAATCTAATGCGCTCTGCCATTGCTTCCTGAATGATGATGTAAGTTGGTTTCTTGTACTTTACCATCACAATACTACCTCATCTCCTACTTTAAGAGATTCATAGTTTGTTTGAGTAACTACGAATATTCCGTAATTTTGTACTGTGATAGTGTACATGTCGCCAATCTTCTCCTTTTGTAAGACTCTGCCTTTGATTTCTGCACCTTGATTATCAGCTTTATAGACGACAATCGGGCGCTTTGTTTCTAGTTTTTTAATGTGGATACTCTGCCAGATGTTTAGTCCAGCAGACAATAATATCCAGATTGCTATGAATCGTTTCATTCTGTGACCTCTCTTCCGTGTTCTTTCAACCATCTATGGAATCCTTTAATAGCATCTTCATGTTTTTTTAATTTAAAAATTCCACTATATTTGTCATCGCAATATTTACAATAATCGATATAGGTTCCACCGTAAAACGACATCACTCAACCTCCTCCATCTCAATTCCTGGGCAGTCTAGCACCCAGCTAAAATCAGAATATTCTAGTTCCTTTCGTGTAAATGTTTTGTTATTTTTCCAATTGTTGTAAAAATGGAATCCAATCTCTGTTTCGTTTAAATAGTCATTTGTATTTTTTAACTTGACTCTGTACTTTGCTTCTTTCTCAGCCTCGTAGTCATCTATCCATGCTCGAGCGAAAAGTTCTTGGTTCTTTTTATCCTTAAGCCATTTCATCACTACTTCGCTATTTTTAGCGTAGAGATGGATTGTTTTACTATTTAGTGCATCACTCAAGCTAAAATCATTTAAAAGTTAGCATTTAAAAATCCAGTCATCCATAAAATTAGGGAGAGCCACTTTATTCAATTCTTGCCGAATCTTATCAGCATCTTTCAATTGATTACCAACCCATGCTCCCTCAAGTTTGCCTTGCTCGTAACCACTGCGATATTTCATTGAACCGTAGTCGTCCCCTAATTCTTTAAGGATGTCATTAAGCCATCTAGTCTGTGTCGTCGGATCAAACCCTCTTATTCGACGAACGACATCTTTTAACTTGAACGGCAACGGTTCTGGTTCGTCTAAAGACCGTAAGTCTTTCAAAACTAAATCAACCGAGGTCAATTTCTTCTTACTAGCTTTAAATTTTTCATAGCGTTCAATTAGTTCCTGTATGTTCATCCTTCACACCTCCCTAAAACGGCAATCCATCATCTGGAATATCCATCGGATCACTTGCTCCAAAACTTGGTGGCATCTGGTTTTCCATGCTTGACTGATTCGCAGAATTATCCTTCTTTTCAAGTGTTTGAAAACTTTCAGCTACCACTTCTGTCACATAGATACGTTGTCCTTGCTGATTATCATAGCTACGAGTCTGGATGCGACCTGTGATTCCTACAAGGTTCCCTTTTTTGCACCAGTTTGCGAAATTTTCAGCCTGTTGGCGCCACATGATGCAACTGATAAAATCAGCTTCACGATCACCTGCCTGATTCTTAAAATTGCGATTCACTGCCAAACTGAATGTCGCAACTGCAACATTTGATGGTGTGTATCGCAACTCAGGGTCACGAGTCAATCGACCTACCAAAACAACATTATTGATCATTGTTTAACTCCTTTTCTACTTCATCAATCAACCAATCCAAATTCTTGCGAGCCTTTTTCAGGTCCTCAAGACCGTTTTTCTTCTGGTGTCGTAGTAGATACTTCAAGGCATTTCCAAGATAAAATCCTTTCATCTGTTCTGGTGTCATGAAATTCCTTAAAGCATCGATAGATTCCATACCGTATCGACCTTGGTAGTGGCTTGGTTTGTTTACATTGTCAATTATTTCTGGGTACATTATTTATCCTCCAAAAGCTCTCTGTTTTCGTAGATGTTTCCTTGAAGGAATACATTACAGTTTTCAATACAGTCGAATAGATTATCCCAGACGCTTTTTTCTGTGCGTACATCTAACAACTTAAACATACCTTTATCAAAGATAATCTTTGCTGTACCACTATCTTCAAATCCATCCCAATAACTCCACTCGATAACATCTCCTTCAAAAAGTTCTTCGCCAAGATAATCTTTGAGTCCTGTTGATTGCATGAGGAGAACGTCTTTAAAATCAAAACAATCGCTTTCGCATATTCCACCCCAGCATAGGTCTATTTCGTTTATGTAAAATCGAATCGACTCTATATAATCAGCAAAACAATTTTCTGTTTTTATCCACGCTCTAAATTTTGGTATCATGCTAACACTCCTTAAATAAACAAACTAGCTAACCATATCAAAAATGCACATGTAATGATTTTCGAAATACTACTTTTTACAGTATACGAATAATCCTCTTCAGATTCTTTTTTGCTAGATAGCACAGGCCAGATGAAAGATAGTAGTGCATCCATCCCTAATGCTTGCCAGACTGTAATTTTACCAACTGGAACGATCGTTGTGATGATTTCATTCCAACCATACTGAACCACAAATGGCGATACAACGATTACAAATACAGCACCTAAAACAATTCCTAGTCTTTTCATTTTATAAATCCTCCTCTTTGACAAACACCCCATCAATCATCTTACCTTTGCGGTCCTTGATGACCTCATAAGCTTCTTCTAAGCAATTTTCAGCTGTAGTACCGTTGCAAAATGAAACCGTACTAACCACGCTATCAAGAAACATCAGGTCTGCTTTGATTAACGGAATTTGTGTCTCATTGTGGCAGATATGAGCGTATAGTTTTTGAGCGATATTCCCTAAACTAGAAACCATCAGCAACAATTCAAGTTCTTGTTGATTTGCTTGAATCTGAGCGCCGTTCTTAATCTGCTGTTCAAATCCAATCAAGACTACCTGAATGTCTCCAAGCGCATCGTAAATCAGTTCAGGTTTATCCTTTGCGATACCTTCAAATAATTCTCCTGACTCTTCCATCAACTTCAAGAACTGTTTGACAGGATTTGCTTCATGTAGATTTCTGTCAACAAACCACTGTTGAACCTTTTCTTCCAAATTCATTTTTGTATTCATCTTATTTTCCCTCCGTTTTCTTCGTAATCAAGTAGTAGCAGTCAGCTGCTCCGTAATCAATCCTGATGTTTTCTCTACTCATGCTTTTGCGAAAACGTGGATGACTGATTGCTGAGTAACTAGCTTGATGTTTCTTTAATTCATTGATTGCGCTATGTATGTGGCCGAAACTCCCAATGAGCATCTTGCGGTAACCGTTGTAAATGAAGTAGAGTTCAATCATCTTTGCAAAACTCCTTGTAGATTTTTTCAAAAATTTCTGACACCAATTTTTTAGGTATATTAGATCTCTCGTTGTATGATTTTGAGAAATTCTTCCACTCTATGTCTTGCTTGATAATTTTATTTTTTAGATTAAGTTCAATATTGCTTCCAAAAATCGTCCGTTTTTGTAAAGGATAATCATAATTATTGTATCTAGCTAGGTTTTTGTATGGAATTCTGAATCCAATAATATCCTCAATGTAGGGCCACAGTCTGTCAGCTGCTGGATTCTCAATAACCCAAAATTGTGGTCTATATCTTTTTATGATTTCTATTGTGTTGAAAGCTGTTAGCTCGCCATTGACCCTTTTTAAAAATTGCCTGTCGTACTGATAATTTATATAGGCTGACTCGTAATCCTTATTTGCCCTGATCGTGAACGGTGAAGGTCTTACTTGTGGAGCAAACAAGCTATCAGAGACATCATTGCGTTTCCAACACGCATTACCATTTTCCATTGCAGAAGCATTTGACCATGACTCACATGGCGGACTAGCTATTACAAGGTCAGGCTTTGGTAATTTGTCTAACGCGTCAAAGAGCGTATTGTCACCAAATAAACGCCCATAATCAGCAAGGTCTAGATTTGTAAAATGATTGTTCTTGTTTTCTATATCCATTCCGATTGAATAGATTTCAATATTCGCCCCCCCGAACTATTCAGAGAGTTAGCACCCTTGAAGTAAGAACCATTCCCACTATCAAAGAGTGCCCAGACTGTCATTTTCTTTATAATCAACACCTCCAATCATCCCTCCACCTCAATTGGGTAAAAGTTACCAAAGGAACCCCTCAAAGCCTTGCCAACCTGTACGGCTGCCCCACGAGAGACGAACCGCAAGGCTTTCTTCTCATCAGAACATGAAATGTCCAAACCAGTCACACCGATAACAGCGGACCTCAAAAACGGCTTATCCACTCTTGTCCCATGTTTTAAAATAAACATCAGCCACCTCCATTATCCAAACGCTTCAGCATTTCCTGTTTACGTTTTTCCAACTCTTCCTTGGTCTCCTCACTCGTCGTATTCACATAGTTAGGTTGTGACCATTTAGGAACATTTGATTTTTGATTCCCTGACTGACCCTTGATTTTACTTTCTTTGTACGCTCGCTCACGTTCCTCGACTGCTGCAATCGTCAAAACTCCATCATTTTTCCAATTCGTCAAAATCGCTCTGATATAACTAAAATTTCTTTTACCATTGTCAGCAGCAAGACCAATTGCTTTCAGGACAACTTTCGCTTCCATGCCATCCAAAGTGATGAACTCTTTCAAAATTTCAAATTGAGTTCCATCCAACGGAGCAATACGAGATTGATATTCTTCGACGATGAGTGAGACTGGATTTTTATCTACATCTTTCTCTATATCTGTATCTATATCTTTCTCTATCTCTATATCTCCGTTGCAAGTTGTTGCAATCGTGTTGCAATGCAACCCCTTTAACTCTCTGTGCTTGCGACTCCTACGAGTGCTCGCGGTTTCGCTCCCGACCATCTCAGGAACCTGCTCCAAAAAATAATCTCGGTCGGATTTTTTGGTTAGCAGGCCTTTACTCTCTAAGAAAATCAATGTAATTTTAATATCTTCAACGTTTTCATCAATAACAAGAGCGATTTCTTCAGCTAGATTGTCAGCAAGTCCATCATAGTAGATGTGCCCGCCATCCTCTAAACTAATCAACATCATTTTGAGATAGATGATGGTATGCGTGTCACCGCCTGCAATCTTACGAAGCAATTTCATTTCTTTAGACTTGAAAAAATCCTGAGCTAGTTGAATCCAGTAGTATCGCTTGTTTTTAACTACCATTGATACCCTCCGTTTTAATCCACAAATGTTTCTTTTCGTGTCACGGGATCAATGTCCACACGTCGACCTGTTTTAAAGTCAATAAACCCTTTTTCAACTTGAGGCGTTTGAAATTGAATCTTCTTTTTTGCTCTCATGGCCATTTTAAGTTTGATATTCATCATCAGCGATTCAATCAAGACTACTGATACTAATGTGCCTACTGCGATAATTTGTAAATTGTTCATGTTTTTTATCCTCTTTTTGTGCTATAATATAGTCAAATAATTTTGCTAAGACCTTGTCCAGAAGCCTTTTAGTAAAGTTATTATATTTGATTAGAGAGCCATTCTTTGATGGCTCTTTTTGACCATTTCTTACCAGGTAATTCCTTTGGAAATCCCTTTAAGTAACGATAATTATCTGAAAATGTGGCATACTTAATTCCTAGAAAATCACAGGTAGTGTTCACATCCATCAACTCTGGATAGTGATCACTATCTTTTTCTATTTCGACTAGCCTTGTGATTGTGTCCTTGATAATGGACTTAATCCATTCAGATAGTGAAAGTAGAACATTGTCCATCTTCTTCCCCTCCTACCCTTCGTCAAATGAGTTCAATTTCATGATTTTCATCTTTGTATTGGTGCTTGGCTCCCAAGTCATCCAATAGGCCAGGGCTGCATCTGCGAATTTTTTCGGTAGCAAGTCATAGCGACTAATATTAAAATGATCCTTGAAATCAATCTCAGCTTGTCTAAATACCGACTGAGCGAAGATTTTATCAGCATAAGCTGGACTATCAATACCGCCAAGGCAAGCCACGACACGAGCCTTGCGCTTCTTCAGGAGCGATTGAGCATAGCTCGGATGAATCGGTTGCTCACTCTTGAGGTAGTCAATATCTTCCAGCATGGTCGCTTGTTGCTCACGCAACTTCTTCTGTCCAGTAAACAGAGCGATAAAGGCATCCTCGTCCAAATCCTCACGGATAAATCCGCCCTGCTTGCGAATAGCTGGCAAGACCTCTGATGTTACCCAGCGCTTGAACTCCTTAGCTTGAGGCAACTTGCTGGATAAGATGAGGGAGTAGAGACCAGATTCGTTAATAACGGTAACACCTCTATTTCCAAAAGTACCGTTTTGGTAGTTTTGACGATCTTCATCATCTACATGACGGTTAATATCTCGACTACCGTTTTGGTACCCCAGAATATCTGCAACATCTTTCCCGACGAACCAAGGCTCGTCATCAATTGTCAAAGTACGGACTTCCTGCCCGTGAAAATTAAAAATTTCGTTCATAAAGTTCCTTTCTAAATTTGGTATAATGAAATAAAAACGATTGGAGAAATCTTATGGAATATCAAGCTCTTATTCAACCTGTAATTAGTATCATTCTTGCAATAATCTCAGGGTTATGGTCATATGTCGCATCAAAAGCTAACAATAAAGCTGAGATTGAAAAACAAGCTAAAGAACATTCGCATATTGTTGAAAAACTCGAAAGAGAATTTCAACATCAGATAGATACTCTAAAACAGCAACATGCCTTTGACCTTGAAAAAGTCAAACAAGCTCATGAATTACGGTTGCAAGAACTTGAGAAGGTATCTCAGCTTGATACTGAAACTGATAAGTCTATGAAGGTGAATGACCTTACCTACAAAGTTTTTACAGGCGAGGTTGATTTCGACAGAGCTTTAAAAATAGCTAATAAAGCAAGCAATAACAAACAAAACTTAAAGAAAAGATTTATTCAGAAGACTTCTAAAAAATCATAAATTAAATTTATTTCTAATTCTTTTGAGCTCATCATCTTGTATTTTTTTATACTCGTTGATGCGCTTTTTTCTATCTATTTTGCTAGCGTAGTATGTAGCAAAGCCAATGATAAGATTGATTATGATAGCAAAGTAAAACCATACTAGTTCGTTCATTTTCCCCTCCTACTCCTCAAATTTCTCCCATGATTCGTTGATTCGCAATTTTTTGTTGATACGAAGCTTCAAATCATCACTTCCTTTACCATCTTTAAAAAGCTGTGTGATAGCTGATGGACTAACACCTACAACAATAGCCAAATCCGTCTGCGACCACCCACGTTTTTCAATTCGCTCCTTTACGAGCTCGTTCCACTTACGATGTTGTTGGCTCATGTGACCTCCTCCTTTTTAATTAGTTAAGTTAAAGAGTTAGTAAATTATTTTATAAAATGCTTGACAGTTTTTAGCGTATCTGCTAAAATGAAAGCATAATTAAAAACCTTGATAAAACATTATATCTATCAACTCATTTTGCTCGCCAAAGCTATTTATTTTTAGATAAGTTTTAACTTCGTTTTTTACTAACTCATTAACTTACAAAAACTATTTTAGCGTAAACGCAAAATAATGTCAACTAATTTTTGCGTATTTTGTAAAATATTTTTTGTCATGTCTTAGAAAGGCTGATAAATCAATGTTTTCTACTTTTGAAATCGTAAAAGATTTATGTGAAAAACAAGGGATTTCGCTAAATACTTTAGAAGATAAGCTAAAGCTAGGAAAGAATTCTTTGTATGGGTTGAAAAGAAATCAACCGTCTGCTGAACGGCTGCAACAAATAGCCAACTACTTCAACGTGTCCACTGACTATTTGCTTGGTCGTACTGATAATCCTGCTATCGCTGGTGATTCAAAAGAGTATACTTGGCAAGGAAAGACCCTAAATGTTGAAGAAATGGCATCTAATGTCATGATGTTTGGTGGCCGAGAATTAACAGATGAAAAGAAGAAAATCATCCAGTCTATCATTGAAGGTTATCTCAAAGAAGCTGGTGATTAGAGGTACTGCTTAGTGACCGAAAAAGAAATTATAAGTCATTTTCAGGTTCGCATTGTCGATTTTGACGGTGAACTAATACCTGATGAACTTGGATTTTACGAAAAAGAAACCAACACAGCTTTCTTGTCGAGTAAACTCAGCAAACAAGAGAGAGTTAAGGTACTACTGCATGAACTCGGACACAAAGACCACACACGCTCAGAGTACCAGAACGCTCGCCTACGCTGTGAAAACGAAGCTGATAGGAATATGATCCATCATCTCGTAAAAGATGCACTAGAAAGCTTAGAAGACCCCACAGAGTTTGATTACCTCAAATTCATGTCCTACTACAATCTAAAAACCGTAACAAATGAAATCATGGTAAAAGAGGAATATCAGACTTTAATTGGTTAAATATGTTTATAAACTGCTGAAGCAGAAAAAGAAAGGAACTACTTATGGCATTGTTTGGTGGAAAAGATAAAATTTCAAAAAAAGACTCTCAAAAGCAAAAATATTATGAAGATGCTCTCCCATATTTTGAAGAAAATGATATGGTTCATATTTATGAAAAATATCCTGAGCAAGCTGCTTATATTGGAAATGTGTTAAATAGTAAAGCTATAGCTTTAGCAAACGCAAATGGTCCTGGAGCATTTGAAAAGGTTCAAATACAACAAAACCAAATTATTATTAAACAGAATGAAGAAATCATCTCTTTATTGAAAGAATTTAAAAAATAACAAAAAAAAGCCCCACAATCGCCCTCGCCAAAGTTTGATTGTGAAGCTCACCCTTATAAAAAATCAGCCATTAAAAAGGCCTCTTTTCTATACCCTATTTTACACCATGAAAGGGGTGATGTCAATATTCTCAATGTTTAGACCTTGTCCAGAAGCCGATAAACAAGGAGAATACAATGAAATATCATAAAACAAAATACCCAAATATCTATTACTATGAGACTGCTAAAGGCAAGCGTTACTATGTTAGACGTTCTTTTTTCTTCCGAGGTAAAAAAAGAGAAAAAAGTAAAAGTGGTTTCACAACTCTCCCTCAAGCTCGTGCAGCCTTGGCAGAGATTGAGCAACAAATCCAAGACCAAGAATTAGGTATCAATACGAATCTAACTCTTGATCAGTATTGGGATATTTATTCTGAAAAGAGATTATCTACAGGGCGCTGGAATGACACTTCCTACTACCTCAATGATAACCTCTATAAGAACCATATCAAATCAAAGTTTGGTTCTGTCCTGCTTAAAAACCTGGATAGAAATGAGTATGAACTCTTTATCGCTGAAAAGTTGCAGAACCATACTAGATACACTGTTCAAACCCTCAATTCCAGCTTCATGGCATTGCTGAATGATGCCGTGAAAAATGGAAATCTGCTCTCAAATCGCTTGAAAGGTGTTTTCATAGGTCGGAGTGATATTCCTGCAGCTAACAAGAAAGTGACTCTCAAAGAGTTCAAGACTTGGATAGCGAAGGCAGAAGAGATTATGCCAAAACAATTCTACGCTCTGACCTATCTGACAATTTTTGGATTGAGAAGAGGAGAAGTCTTTGGATTGCGTCCAATGGACATCACTCAGAACGACAGCGGACGGGCTATACTGCATCTTAGAGACAGTCGGAGCAACCAGACCTTAAAAGGGAAAGGAGGGCTTAAAACGAAGGATTCAGAGCGATATGTCTGCCTTGATGATATCGGAACGGACCTTATCTATTATCTGATAGCTGAAGCTTCTAAGATTAAGCGAAAGTTAGGGATTATCAAGGAACAGCACAAGGATTATATAACTATCAACGAGAAAGGTGGTCTCATCAATCCAAACCAGCTAAATAGAAACTTCAATCTAGTGAATGAAGCAACAGGATTGCATGTAACACCTCACATGATGCGACACTTCTTCACGACTCAAAGCATTATTGCAGGGGTTCCGCTTGAACAATTAAGCCAGGCGCTGGGGCATACAAAGGTTTATATGACGGATCGTTACAATCAAGTAGAGGACGAACTTGCTGAAGCGACAACAGACCTATTTCTTAGTCATATTCGCTAAAAAATCCCCGCCAAAATCTCAAAAAGTCCCCGCCAATTCCCCGAC